TAAGGTACGCTACTGACCCATATTTAACGTTTCCCAACGCACTTTTAACATTTGCAAACACTTTGTGGCACGGTTTTTGCTGGGTCGCCACTTTACCAAAATTTAACATTTCGCCACACACTTTGGCACGGTTTTTGCTATGGCTCACATTTAACATCTTTTGCACAACTTTGGCACTGTTTTTGTTATGCGTGTGCGCCCGTGAAATTGTTTCACGTGGAACACTGCCACACCGATGCACGAAATAAAATGTTTCACGTGGAACACAACACCAAAAGTTAAGAAAAGTTAAAACGAAAATAATTTGTGCGCTTATGCTTGTAAGTTAGAAAAATGTTGTATCTTTGCAGTGTTCAATTAAACATTTTGAAATTATGAAAGAGTTTATACAACATTTCAAAGAGCAACCGAAAGAAGCAATCAAAGAAGTTGCAATGTGTGTTATGATTTTCGCCGTATGTGGTGCGATGTTGTTTTTATCTGCAATCTTACAGGGTTGCACCGTTTCAAAGGGTACAACGGTACGGGGCAAAGCAACGATAATCACAACCGATACAACGATAGTCAAACACAACGGCACGTTGAAATTTAAGAAGTCTATGTTTAACAATTAAAAGTTTACTATAATGGAAGAAAAAAGAAACGCATTTGACGAGTTTTCGTTTGCCGCTTTGTCGGCGTTGGGTAGCCTTATGGCGTGTAATGAAGTTTGCCGCAACCAGCGTGCGGTTATGAAAATAAACCGCTTTCGTGCGTGGCTTATGGACTTGAAGCCGCAAGACAACCGCAAGGACAGACAGCCGAATAACAATTAACACCAAGTTTAACAATTAAAAGAATTACTACAATGAAAAGTTTTGCAAGTAAATTTAACAAGACCACGTTTGGCATTGACACAACCGATTTTCAGTACACCAAGTTAGCCGATATTTTCAACTCGGAAAATGAGGGCGGCAAAGATGTGGTACACAAAATCAATGGGCTTTATGTCCACAAATCACAATTAGGCGACAGCCCCGTAATTATTGACGAGGAAAACAAACGGCTGGTGAACCTACCGAGCCACACCGCCGAAACGGTGCTTGAAATTCTTGCCGATGAAGAGGCGGTACAAACTATCAAAGACGGCAAAGTCGGTTACACGATTTACGAGTACAAGAGCCACGGCAAGAAGTGTTACTCTATTTCGTTTGTGGACTTGTAAGATTTTGGAAAGTTATGTTTAACTTTGTAGGGGTTGCGGTGTTTGTAACCCCTATTTAATATAACAGCGTTATGGTAAAAATCAAAGTTAATTTTTCGCCGTCTGTATATGCGAAAACCAGCAAGCTAAAATTAAAGAGAGAGATTTTGCAAGCCGTTGAAAGCAGCCCCGAAATGCGAAAAGAGATTGCAAGGGTTTTCCAAATGGCAAACCGCCGTATTCAGAATATAGAGCAAAGCGGACAACTTTCGCCAGCCGTGCAAGCGTTGAACAAAGGCGATATAGAGGGGTACACAAAGTTTTCAATGAAAGGCGATTGGAACACCTTAAAAGTTGAGTACGGCAAGGCGATTTCATTTTTACGCCAGCCAACCAGTACGGCGCAAGGCGCAAGGCAGTACGGGCAACACCTACAACGTGTGTACGATTTAACGCCCGATGAGTACAACCTAATGGCAAGAAGTTTGCAAGGCAAGTTAAACAGCGTTTCGGATAGTGATTTCGTGGAACGGTATTTGATGCGATACAAGGATTTCACGGGCGAAATGGAGCAAAGCGCACGGGATATAAGCACCCAAATAGAGAGCGAAGCCGAAAGCATTTCACGGGCGATTGATGACGAAATAGAGAGATCCGCAAATGAAGCGGCAAACAAAATGGATGATGATATAGACCGAATACTACAAGGTTTTAATAAATTCGGCTTATGAAAAAAATATCTTTTGAGTTACAAGAAAGAATAAACAGCCCGACCGAAATAACGAGCATCCTGCAACGTGCCGTAAACGAAAAAAACATTATAGGCAACAGCAAGGGGGAACGCTTTTATAACGTGCCGTGTGCGTTTGATATTGAAACCACGTCTTTTTATAGGGACACGGACGGACGGGCGTACACATACGAGCAAGTGCAACGTATGCAGGACAGCAACGGGCGCAAGGCGAAATTAGAGAAAGCCGCAATAATGTACGTTTGGCAGTTTGGAATAAACGGTTATACGATAATGGGGCGCACGTGGGGCGAGTTTGTTACGATGATGCAGGAAATAACAAGCATCCTGCAATTATCCGACAAATTACGCCTTATTGTGTATGTGCATAACCTTTCATACGAATTTCAGTTTTTGCGCAAGTGGTTTGAGTGGCAACGGGTTTTCAGTATTGATTTGCGCAAACCGATTTACGCAATAACAACGGGCAACATTGAGTTTAGATGTAGTTACTTGCTTTCGGGTTATTCACTTGCAAAGTTGGGCGAACAACTTATGAAATACAAGTGTGCAAAAGCCGTGGGCGATTTGGACTACCAGCAAATAAGACACGCCGAAACGCCGCTAACCGATGCGGAAATACATTACTGCATAAACGATATTAAAGTAGTGATGTGCTACATACAAGAACGTATCGAGGAAAGCAAGGGGATAACGCACATACCGATAACAAAGACGGGGTTTGTGCGCAAGTATTGCCGTGCGCATTGTTTGCGTGAAAAAAGCGATGCAGGCAAGACCGTGCCGAATTGGGATTACGTAAACTTGATGCAGGAACTACAAATTACGGGTATGAATGAATTTAATATGCTGCAACGTGCCTTTGCAGGTGGATTTACCCACGCAAACGCCGAATATACAGACGAAATAATGTATGACGTGGATAGTTACGACTTTACCAGCAGTTACCCGTATGTAATGATAGCGGAAAAATACCCGATGTCGCAAGGCGTTGCAATCACGGTTAAGAGCACCGCGCAATTTGAGTTTTTAATATCAAAGTATTGTTGCGTGTTCAATATTGAGTTTACCAACATATTTGCCAGCGAAACGCAAGACAACCCTATAAGCGCAAGCAAATGTTTCGTTAAAGAAAACCCGTGCGAGAATAACGGGCGTATTGTGGCGGCCTCAAAAATTGCACTGACAATAACCGATGTTGATTTTAATATAATCAAGAACTTTTATACGTGGGAAAGTATGAGAGTTGGCGAAATGTATTGTTACAAGAAAGACTATTTGCCGACCCCGTTTGTAAAGTCTATCCTGCATTTGTACGAAAGCAAGACGAAATTAAAAGGCGTTGAGGGCAAAGAAGTGGAGTACCTAAACAGCAAGGAAATGTTAAACAGTTGTTACGGTATGAGTGTTACCAACCCTTTGCGTGATGAGTTTACATATAACGGCGAATGGGATATTAACTCAATGACAGCCGAACAAAAACAAGAACTTTTATACAAGTACAACACCAGCAAAAACCGTTTCTTGTTTTACCCGTGGGGCATTTTCGTAACCGCATACGCACGGCGAAACCTTTTCACGGGCATACACGAAGCGAAAGACGATTACATATACAGCGACACCGACAGCATTAAAATAATGAACGGCAAGGCGCACGAGCCATATTTCAAGGCTTATAATATGCAAGTGCAAATGAAATTACGGGCGGCGTGTAAGTTTCACGGTTTGCCGTTTTCGCTTTGCGAGCCGCAAACGATAAAAGGCATAACAAAGACTTTGGGCGTGTGGGATTTCGAGGGTACATATACGAGGTTTAAGACTTTGGGCGCAAAACGCTATATGGTGGAAGAACCGAACGCACTCAAAGCAAACGGACGGGCATATGATTTCAGTTTAACCGTTTCGGGCGTGAACAAAAAGGCGGCGATACCCTACCTCATTGAAAAGTACGGGGAAAACGGGATATTTGATGCGTTCACTAATTATCTGGATATACCGCCAGAGGCAACGGGCAAGAACATACACACGTACATTGACTACGAGATACAAGGCGAAATAACCGACTATCGAGGAACGCCGGCGCACTACAACGAACGCACGGGCGTACATTTGGAGCCAACGGGGTACAGCCTTTCACTATCCGTTATGTATCTGAATTATTTACGAGGTATCAAATTTAAGGACTAAATTTAAGAATATGACAGCAAGAAAGACAAAGCAGGAAAAGCCGAAATTTTACGACTTGAAAGCGATTTTAAGCAAGAACGCCGACTATAATGTTATATTTGGCGAACGGTCAAACGGCAAGACTTATGCAGCCTTAAAATATGGTTTGGAAAACTATATCAAGACGGGCAAGCAAATGGCGTATATACGCCGATGGCGTGAGGACTTACGTGGCAAACGTGCCGAAAGTCTGTTTGCAAACCACGTGGCAAACGGGCTTATTGAGGAACTGACAGAGGGCAAATTTAACGAAGTCTTTTATATGTCGAACAAATGGTTTTTATCTTACTACGATGCAGAGAAAAACAAGCGGACACCCGACCCGACCCCGTTTTGTTACGGGTTTTGTTTGTCCGAGCAGGAACACGAAAAAAGCAGCAGTTACCCGAATGTCACAACGATCGTGTTTGATGAGTTTTTGACACGCAGGTATTATTTGCCCGATGAGTTTATGTTGTTTATGAACCTTTTGAGTACGATAATACGCCAACGGAACGATGTTAAGGTTTTTATGCTGGGGAACACGGTAAACAAGTTTTGCCCGTACTTTACCGAAATGGGTTTGAAGCAAGTGCCGTTCATGGAGCAGGGAACGATAGATATATACCGCTTTGGCGAACACGGCGCAATCGTGGCGGTTGAGTATTGCAGCACGATAGTACAGCACAAAGCCAGCAACAAATACTTTTGTTTTGACAATCAAAATTTGCAGATGATTACGGGCGGTAAGTGGGAACTTGCAGTTTACCCACATTTGCCGTGCAAGTACAAGCCGCAGGACGTTTTATTTGTGTACTACATTAAATTTAATGACGTGATTTTGCAAGGCAACATTATACAGGTAGGTAACGAATGTTTCACGTACATACACGCAAAGACAACCCCGATAAAAGATGAGGAAAACAGCCTTATTTATTCGCTGGAGATGAACGGCAAACCGAACTACAAACGGAAGCTATTAAGCACCGCCACGTATGTGGAGCAGCAAGTGGCACGTTTCTTCGCAATAGACAAAGTTTTCTATCAAGATAATGAGGTGGGCGAGATAGTACGCAATTATTTAATTACGAGCGCAAAGACAAACATTGTTTCGCTTAAATGAAAATTACGGGCGGTTTGGTGCAAATTTCGTGCCAAACCGACCGTTTTACGAAATAAATGCCTATCTTTGCAAGTAGTAACTAAATTATAACGATATGGACGCAAATACTATTATTCAAATCATTTCAAGTTTGGGTTTCCCGATTGTGATGTGTGGCGCATTGTTTTGGTATATGGTGAAACAAAGGCAGGCGCACCAAGAAGAAACGGAACACCTAAAAGATACGATTGCGGAAAATACGAAAGTGTTAGCCGAATTAACAACGCTTATTAAAGTTTTGACAGATGAAAAGGAAAGATAACATTTACAAGTTGTATCAGCAACAAATAAGGGATAAGGACACCGCCGTAACCGAATTTATTGCGAACACGTTGGCGAAAACTCAAAGTATGTTTGAGTACGAGGGTTTGCCCGACAGCATACCGCAAAAGGAATTGGAACGGCTTTTGCAGACCACGGGCAACGCCTTTGTTACCAGCGTGGACGGGGTTTTGTATGCGCTTTCGGGCGGCAAAGGCGGCGAACCCGATGTTTACGGACGGGCAACGCTTTACACCGTGGCGAACCCTGCAATAAAGTTAAACAAGACCTACGATATACAGAAAGACGGGGTTTTGATTGAGAATGACAGCAACGGCGAAAGCCTTTTGCCGCTTATCGGGCGTTATGCCGTCTTACATACTGACGGACTTATTTCGTTGAACACGGCAAGCATTTTGACCCGTATCACGATGCTTATAAGTGCCAGCGATGACAAGACGAAACAAAGTGCCGATGAGTTTTTGCGCAAGATCCAGGACGGTGATTTTTCAATCATTGGGGAAAACGCATTTTTCAAGGGCGTAAATATGCAGACAGCCCCGACCACCAACAGCGTGTATATTACACAACTTATTGAACTGATACAATACTACAAAGCGAGTATGTACAACGAATTGGGGTTAAACGCAAATTATAATATGAAGCGTGAACGCCTTAATTTGGGCGAGGTATCAATGAATGTGGACGTACTTTTGCCGTATGTGGATAATATGCTAAAAGAAAGACAAAATGCAGTTGAGAAAATTAACGAAATGTTCGACACCGAAATTTCGGTTAAACTTTCTTCTTCGTGGGGTTTGGAGCGTGATAATTACAACGCTTTGGCGGCTGATTTGTCAGCATCCGCAGAAACGACCGAAGAACCAGACCAGCAAGACGGAAACGACACCGAAACAGAGGAAACAGAGGAAACAGAAGAAACAGAAGAAAACGAAGAAAACAAAGATAAACAATGAAATACAGCGAACTATTTACAAAGGGTAACGGGATATTCGCAACGGTTTTCAAGACCGAATATCCGACAGAGTACGCCGCAATTTTCGGCGATACCGACCCGACAAAGTTAGACGCTTACGCCTTACTGATGTACGGCGGCAAAACCGTTGTAAGCAGCATAACCAGCGACAACGCAAGCGATGTTGTTTCGGCGGTGATTGCGGTAAACGTGCAAGGCTGGGAACGCGAAGCGGCGGCGATGCTTGCCGATTACGATGTACTGACACCCGTAACGGGGCAAGTTGAACGGACGGAAACCGTAACTTTGCAGGAAAGCACGGACAACACCGAAACGGGCGCAAACAAGGCGTTCAATGACACCGATTTTTCAGACAGCGACCGAAAGACCGCAAACGATGAGAGAAACCGCACAGAGGAACGCCAAACAACCGAAACCAGCAAAGGAACGGGCGCAAGCAAATCAATTTCAAGTGAAATTGCAAAAGAATTGCAGTTAAGGCGTGATAATTGGAGAAAAAACATTATCTTTGCGCTTGTAAGTGAGATAACAACGGGTATTTACGAATAACTAATTTAATTTTTAGCAATATGGAAGTAAAACAGATTTACACGCTTATTAACAGCGTATCAAGTGAAGTGTTGGGGCGTACTGACATTGTAACCGAGGATTTGACGGGCATTGTGGATTTGGGCAAAGAAGTGTTTAACCAAAATGCAGTGGATAATTACGTTAAATCACTTGTAAACCACATTGGCAAGGTGATTTTCGTGAACCGACCTTATGCGGGCAAAGTGCCATCCGTGCTTATGGATGCGTGGGAGTTTGGCAGCGTGCTGGAAAAAATTTCGGCAGACGTACCCGAAGCCGAAGAAAACGACACGTGGAATTTGACGGACGGCACAAGCTACGACCAAGACGTTTTCCACAAACCGACCGTTACCGCCAAGTTTTTCAACTCTAAGGTGACGTTTGAAGTGCCTGTATCAATCACCGAACGGCAGGTTAAGGAAAGCTTCAGCAACGCCGCACAACTCAATGGATTTATTTCAATGATTTATGCAGCCGTTGAAAAATCTATGACTATCAAGGCAGACGCTTTGATTATGCGCACAATTAACAACATGATTGCGGAAACCGTGTTGGCTGATGCGCAAGCGTTTGGAGCAACGGCGGCAGGTGATATGGCAGGGGCAGACCTTGCAAGCGCAAGCACTGCAAGATGTGTAAACCTTTTGAAGTTGTACAACGATAAAACGGGCGCAAGCACAAAATTAACCGCTGCAAAGGCAATAACAGACCCCGACTTTATCCGCTTTGCGTCTTACGTTATGGGTACGTATGCCGACCGTCTGCAAAGCATTTCCACCGTGTTCAATGTTGGCGGCAAGGAACGGTTTACCCCGAAAGATATGTTGCACGTTGTACTTTTGTCCGACTTTGCAAAGGCAGCGCAAACCTATCTTTATTCCGACACGTTCAACCGTGGCGACGTGCTTTTGCCTCAAGCCGAAACCGTACCTTTTTGGCAGGGCAGCGGACAGAACTACGAGTTTGCCAGCACGGGAAACATTAATATCAAGGAAAGCGGAGGCAAAGCCGTTGAAATTTCGGGCGTGTTGGGCGTAATGTTCGACCGTGATGCGTTGGGCGTTTGCAATATTGACAGACGTGTCACGATCAACTACAATGCCAAGGCAGAGTTTTTCAACAACTACTACAAGTTTGATGCAGGGTATTTTAACGACACGAACGAAAATTTTGTAGTATTCTTTGTTAAGTAATACAACGGTTTAATTGTTTAACGTTGGCGGTGTGGGTGCAGTTGAAAGCGCACCGCACCGCCTTTTTTTCTTACTGATATGACAACGATAAACTTTTATACATACAACGGACACCCCAGCACGGTAAACAAGCAGTTGGGCGAGTTTACGGCGATTGAGGGCGATTTGCGGCAAACTTTCAATGTGTTGCACCCGACCGTAACACTACGAAAGCAGCCCCGACCGACTTTCAATTATTGTTATATCCCCGATTTGGGGCGTTATTATTTCGTGGATAGGGTAAGTTTTGAGGGAAACAACGCCTACGAACTTTCGTTGCGTGTTGATGTACTTAAAACCTACGAAACCGAAATTTTGGCGGCAACGGGGCGTGTTTCTGAAAGCGACAACCCCGATCCGTATATTTCAAACCGTGAAACGATTTACAGGCGCACCCCGAATTTCGAGAAAGTACCGTTTGCAAATACGGGCTTACTCAATGAAACGGGCGGCATTATTATGGTAACATTAAAAGGCAACGACAATGACACTGAATGATACAAAAACCGATTTTACGAGCGTTAGCGCATACCTTACGGGGTTTAACAGAGAATATGCCCTAAAATACGGCGTTGACGATAACGGGGACACGATATTTTTTCTATATATAAGCCCCGATTATGAATTAACGCCATATTCAGAAGCAACCGCACAATATCCGCACGGTTATATGTGGTCACAAATACCCGGAACGATTGGGTTTGAACGTATGGAGCAGTATGACGGGTTGGTATCCGAAAGTCCATATACAAAGGCATACGGGGTTAATGTGGGTACAAATGTTCCACGTAAAAACGATGCGATTACTTTCAACGCCACCCGTAAAGAAGTAACTACCGAACCCGTTCCAACGGTTACTAACAACATAGACGGGACAGAGGAAAGCCACGAGTGGGACGGCGAAACGCTCACCATAACCGTAAAAACACCGTCTTATATTAGCGCAAGACTTGATAAACCGCAAGTGCATTACACCAACACGGGCGGCGAGCCGATAACGCAAGATATGCAGGTAGAAAGCACGTCAACACGAGTGACGGCAACCGCCGTTATTACTGATTTGGGCGGCGATTATTCAGTGACGGTTACGGGGACTTATATACGTACTTTGCCGCTTACAAAGTCGCTAACGAATTGCGCGAGCAAAGATCCTTTACCCGATTATGTGGACTTTGACAGCCTTATAACGGTGGAACTTGATGCGTACCCAAACACCGAATTTCACACGGACGAAACGACCTATTTAAGCGTTAAGACAAGGATAGGCGGACGGGAAACCAAAACCCCGTTTACGATTTCGGGAGACAAGAAAAAAGCTACAATTTCGTACCAGCTTGCAAATAGCGGCGATTATAGTCGGGTTAATATAGTGGGCGAGTGTTTTCCCGTTGAGGTAGTTGGCGAACAATACGGCTCTATTAACGTGTATCTTGTAACGCTTGATAATCTGAAAGAATTTGCCGCAAAGCGTTATTTCACGGACGGCGGCGGAAATGTGGATTTGGGCGAGTATGTTAACCGTATCAAAAGAATTTACACGGATATAACGCCGTTTAGCACCGATGTAATACGATGCGGCAACTACAATACGGGCGTATCTTGCCGCCAGCCAGCGCAAGACAAAATAACGCTTGATTTCGGCACGGCGGTAGTACCAGCGCACAATGAGGACAACACCGACTACGAAAGCGAAATACAACTCTTTTTGCCGTTTGCAGGCTTTGTAAACCTCAATACAGATTATGCAGGCAAAACGATAGCTTTGCAGTACGTTATAAACGTGGTAACGGGCAACGGGGTTGCGCTTTTGTCCTGCAACGGCGTTGTATTTCAAGTTGAGGAAACAGAGCCAAGCAGCGAAATAATATACCTCTCGCCAAGTACGCAAGTCAAAACCGTTGGCGGCGATGATTGGAACGAAATGTTATATTATGGGTTAGAACCTTACATTTACTGCAAGTGGTACGAGAGCGCAACGGGCGGGCGAAACAATGACAGACAAACGGGCATTTTAGGCGATTTCAGAGGGTTTAACGTGTTCGATGATGTTACACCTATCCACACCGCCGAAATGCTTGCAGACGAGCAGGAAATGATTTACACGGCTTTGTCTGACGGCGTTTATATTGAGTAACTGCAAGGCAGGACAAAAAGAAAGGCGGCAACTTGATCGTCACCGCCTTTTCTTTTCGCTTGCTGATTGTTATTTGTCCTGCAATGTTTCAACGCCCGTTAAACCGATGTACAAGTTTGTCGGATAACATTCGCAAAAGGTTTTGAAACGCCCGATTAACTTTTCTGCGGCTATGAAGTCGTATGCTTGATTTTTGCAGGCGACCTCTTTTGCGAACTTGTTGCGTGTATCACGGTTGAACACGATTTGATTTTCCAAAATATCCACACCCGTTTGCAGGCTTTCGGCGATGCTTTCAAGGTTTGTGTGCATTTCGGGCGAACCAGCCGCCAAAAATTCAACGTGTTTCTTAGTCTGCAATAACATTTCTTGCAATGCGTTCAACACTTTTTGATTTTGATAAAGTAAGTCAGTTGTTTTCATTTTGTTTAAGTATTTAATTGTTTAACTTATGCTTTCTTTATTTCAACTAATACGCAATCCATAGGGCGGTATCTGCAAGCCTTTTTATAAACCACGTGAAATGTACCTGTAAAAACAAGTGTACATCTTTTGCCGCAGATATGTTCATAAACACAAATGTAAGTATATTCTTTCTTTTCCATATTGATAAGTATTTAATTGTTTAACACGCTGCAAAGATAAGCATTTTATTTTAATTACAAGCGGTTTGCGTGTTATTTTGTGTTAAATTATTCTTTTAACTTTGTTTAACAATGTGTTCCACGTGAAACATTTTATTTCGTGCATCGGTGTGGCAGTGTTCCACGTGAAACAATTTCACGGGCGCACACGCATAACAAAAACAGTGCCAAAGTTGTGCAAAAGATGTTAAATGTGAGCCATAGCAAAAACCGTGCCAAAGTGTGTGGCGAAATGTTAAATTTTGGTAAAGTGGCGACCCAGCAAAAACCGTGCCACAAAGTGTTTGCAAATGTTAAAAGTGCGTTGGGAAACGTTAAATATGGGTCAGTAGCGTACCTTA